ACGAGGAAGGGGGAGTTAAAGTCACCCTGATCTCACTTTCGTCAGGATTTCGTCACCCATTTAGGAGTACGGGGGGGTGACATAGATCCCGCAGGGTGAGATAAAAAGAACCAACTCACCAAAAACTCACCCACTCTAGCGCCAGTGTTTTCAAGGGCTACACCTCTTTTGGGTGAGAAGGTGACATATTTATTCTAAAAGTATATCTAGACCGAAATGGTCAATAGGAAAAAGTTTCCAAAATAAAGTCACCCTCGTCACCCTACATTTGATTTATGGAACTTAAAAGGAAATCGAGACGCAAACCTTGGCTTGCTAAAAAGCAGGGAAGGAACCGTCGAAAGCTCGATGGAGGAAGCCTAGTTCGTCCGTTCGAGGGAGTGGCCAGCAACGGATTCTACAAGACCTCGCAATGGAGATCGACACGGGAGGCCGTGCTGAACCGGGACGGCATATGTCAGTGGTGTTTGCACCTAGGCAAGGTGACAGAAGCGAACGAGGCAGATCACGTAATCCCACTCAACCGATGTGACAACAAAGGCATTTCTGGCTACGACCAAAGTAACATTGTGGGCAGTTGTAGGAGTTGCAATGCGAGGAGAGCATCATATGAGGCTAACGGGGTTAGGTTCGAAGACTTTGATAGTTGCGTTAAATACATGAGAAAGAAACTTTATGGAAATGAAGAAGGTTCTGATAAACAGTATGGGTTGGACTGAGGTTGAGAAGGATAGTTTTAAGAGCTACCTTTGCGACATGGCTGAAGAGTATGAGTGTCACATCGAGGTGATCGAAGGGGCCGACTCAAAGATGGACATCTCAGTCGAGACCGATGATGAGAGAGTAGTGTACATGATCATACAGGAAGGACTTGTTTAATGAAGAGAAAGCAGAGTAATCACGCAGACTCCAAATCCAGCAAACTATTGAAGAAGAAACCAAAAGGAAAGCCGAGAGCCGAGAAGAAGTACACGCACGCTCAGATGAAGAAGAAGGTGGACGAGTGGTGCAGTAAGTACGTTCGTTGGAGCTCGGCTGACGAGGACGGTATCGCCCGTTGCTACACATGTGGCAAGGAGGATCACGTGTCTAAACTACAGGCCGGGCACTTCGCTAGTCGAAGGTACATGAATACGAGGTGGGATCATGAGTGGAATATTAGAACCCAATGCATATCTTGCAACCTCTACTCCCAGGGCGAACAATGGATATTTGGCCAGGCCCTGGACAAGGAGCAACCTGGTGTATCTTCGGAAGTAATGCTCCGCGCCAAACAACTAAAGAAATTTGGCATGCCAGAGCTTAGAAAAATGTACGAATGGTACAAAGAACAATGTGAGGAGATGGCCAAAAAGAAGCGGGTTAGAATAAAAAAATTTTAAAGCATGAGTTTAAGAAAGGCTCACAAATCGGTGTATGAAGTGGTAAGGAGCACGTTGGACGCAAGTTCAGCGACCTCGCACATCAAGGCATCAATCGGCACCAGGTTCCAGGCAGAGCAAAATCCTGAAGTTATTATTCAGCAAAACAGCTTTGACACAAACGAACTGAACAATAGGGACTTCGGAACGTTTGAGATATCTGTTTACTGCTACTCTAACAGCTACACAGAAGCAGCTAATGTGGCAGACACTATTTTTTTAGCGGTACAAAATAGCCCTCTTTACGACCTTGTAGAGGATGGTGTTACAACCACCTACCACTTGAAGAACCTGGATTTGTTTCTAGAGTATTACGACGAGGATGGTTATGAAAGCAACGTGCTGATCAGAGCGATTGAAGCGTAATGGCTAACAAAAGCACTCTTTTGCAGAAAATGAGGGAGTCCACGACACCCGCAAAGGATGAGGTAAAGAAAATCTTAAAGTCTGACGCCAAGAAGCACCAGGACCTGAAGCCGATCGTGAATCTAGATCATGAGGGAGAGCGTATGTTCACCATGGTGTTGGACTACCTTGACGAGACTGGATTGCTAGAGAGTGTTGATGTTGTTACAATAACAATGCTTGCAAAGAACCTGTCTATGTTCGTGATGATTTCTAGAGAAATACAGACCATAGATGATATAGTGCAGGTTTATGACAACGGATCGTCGAATGTTAGCGGAAAAATGACCGCCTTGTCCAAAGTTCAAGGAGAGGTTGGTAAGCTGTCAGCAAAGTTAGGACTGTCACCAATGGATCGTGCTCGCATGATGGGTGCTGCTGTAAACGCGGCATCGGCTAACAGTAAGCGTGCCGAAGGTGACGAAATAGACAACCTTGTCTAACACGCAAAGACTTAATAGAATGTGGGATTACGTCGAAGGAATACTCGACGGGTCTGTTGTTGCGGGAAAATACGTGGTAAAAGCTTACGAAAGGTTTACAAATGACCTAGAAAGAGTTGGAGACGATGACTTTCCTTGGGTGTTTAACGTAGAGGTCGCGTCTAAGTACATTGCCTTTATAGAGACTGTCTGCCTGCACACTCGCGGCGAATGGTCTGGAAGACCGTTCATATTGTCTGACTGGCAAGTAGCTTTTATTGGGCAGTTGTTTGGTTGGGTTCACAAAGATGACATTAAAAAACGTAGGTTTACGACCGCACATTTCTTTGTTGCTCGTAAATCGGGTAAGTCACAGCTCGCAGCAGCTATAATATTAGCCATGTCTGTCCTAGATGACGATGGTGCTGGCCAGTTTGTCACAGCGGCTACGAAGAGGGATCAGGCTAAAGAAGTGTTCGATGAGATTAGGAGGTGCGTAAAAAAGTCACCCGCACTTGCTAAGAGGTTTACGGCCAATAGGCAAGAGATCCATGGTCCAAAAGACTGCATTATCAAGCCACTTTCCTCTGACGCAAACACATTGGACGGTCTAAGCTTAAACATAGGGTGTGTTGACGAGATGCACGCAATGAAAGACGGAGAGCTGTACCGGGTACTCGCTTCGTCTATGGGGTCTCGTAAGTCTCCGCTTATGCTAGCCATCTCGACTGCCGGGTTTGTGCTGGACGGAGTGGCAACCGAGTTCGTGAAAGGTGGCAAAAAGGTACTTGACGGCTCCGTAATAAACGACAACCTGCTTTTTCTATGCTATGAGATAGACAAAGACGAAGGAGACGAGTGGGATGATCCTGAAGCGTGGAAGAAGGCAAACCCAGGACTAGGAGCTTCTATCAGTATGGACTACCTACAGAAACAGTGCAACAACGCCAAGCTGTATGGCGGCAGGACGATCACGGAGTTTATGGTCAAGCACTGCAATTTGTTCGTAGGAGCTCAGGATATATGGATTGAGGACGACTTATGGATGTGTGAGTCCAACTTACTCATGCCTATAGACACGTCTTCGGAAAAAGTAGACGCATACCTGGGGCTTGACTTGGCAGCCACTGATGACATCACATCCTTCACCGTCGCGGTTGGGGATGTTGATAAAGGAATACAAATCCACAACTACTACTTCTTACCAGAAAGAGCCGTGCAACGCAGGCTAGAGAAGGACGAGGCTCATATATATGCCAACATAGAGACTTACGACAACGTCTTTGTAACTAAAGGTAACGTCACGGACTATAACGTCATTCGGAGGATGCTCGGTGGTCACTACGTAATGGACGGCAAGGTGCAGTATGACCCGGACAACCTCTCCGAAAAGTACAACATAAAGGGTGTTGCTTATGACCGATGGAACTCCTTGAGCTTGATCAGAGACCTGGAGGGTGACGGAGTGCCTTGCGATCCGTTCGGTCAAGGATACGCTTCTATGTCGTTTCCTTCAAAGTTTTATGAGAAACTAGCGCTGGAGGGCAAGCTTCATCACGGTGGCGATGAGGTTTTACGCTGGATGATGGGTAATGTGTTCCTAAAGCTAGATCCTAGCGGAAACATAAAAGTAGACAAGTCAAAGTCAGGAGACAAGATTGACGGCGTAGTGTCTGCTATTATGGCTATTGGCGAGATGCTAACGTTCGAGGAGGAGGAAGTCGCACCAGACTTTGAGTTCTTTATGTCGGTCGTAGGAATGTAGTCTAAAAATTCGTCTAGTACCACTACCTCTGTAGTATATTCGCGCCAATGGCCAGGGAACGCAACCTCTTTCAACGTATTTTAGGACTGAACAAGGAGGAACGAGCTGCTGCTCCTGTCTTTCCTACTCAGGCCCACACGGGATGGTTGAGTACTATTGTTAGTGACACCACCTTAAACTCTGGAGCTGACACACTAACCCTTTCTGCTGTCTACGCTTGCGTAAGCAAAATCTCAGACACGATTGCGTCTATGGCCGTTACGGTGGAGAAGGTAGATAAAAACGGTATTCGCCGTCCGATGCCTGCTCACCCGGTAAGCCGCATGATGGCCGTCGAGCCAAACCCTATGATGGGTGCGTATGAGTTCTGGCAGATGATTGTCAGCGACGCGTTGCTTTATGGCATTGGTACAGCCTTGCTTCTCGACGACGAGATCTACTGGCTTCCTGCTACGGAGGTTCAATCTAAGGTAGAGCCTGACGGCAGCCGCTGGTACACATACACAGGTTCGCCTAGCCCAATCCCACAGGAACAAATCCTGGAGGTCAAGGCTTTTAGGGGCAAGAACCCAACTAACATACAGATCCAAAACCTCAACACCGCCAAGTCGATCCAGAATTTCGGCAGCACGTTCTTTGAGAACGGCGGTATGCTCGGTGGTATCCTCACAACGAAGGAGCCACTTACAATTGAGCAGATGAGGGAGGCCAGTGAGCGTTGGAAGCAGGAGTTTATGGGTAAGAAGAATGCCCACAAGGTCGCTATCTTGGGGGGTGGCTTTGCTTACCAACCGCTCTCTGTGCCTTTGGAGCAACTACAGTTTGTAGAAGTCAAGAAGCACACAGCGGAAGAGATCGCAAGGTTCTTCCAGGTACCTCCAGCCATCATCGGCATGGAAGGCAACTCATCTTACGACAACTATGAACAGCAAACACTACAATTCTTCCAGGGGACAATCCTGCCGTGGGTGCGCCGAATCGAACTTGAAATCGAACGGAAAGTGCTACGAAAAGACAACAGCCTTTCCTGTCGGTTCGACATCGACTCCATGCTGCGGGCAGACTCCACTTCCCGGTCCAGCTACTATCACTCCCTCTTATCTGATGGGGTCCTATCGATCAATGAGGTCAGGTCTAAGGAAGGTTTGTCTCCGGTTCAAGGCGGTGACAACCACCATATACAACTTAATCAAATACCGCTTTCTTCTATGTCTGACTACGCTAGCGCTGTGGTTTCTAAAGGGGATGAACAGGGTTCTGACGGGGTTGATAACCAGGCGAAAATGAACCTAGAAGAAGACGAAAACAACGAATAACATGCCCACACACTACTTTGAAGTAAACAACGTGCGAACGAAGGGATCCACAGCCGCTGTGGGTTCTGACGGAGTGAAGATAGAAATCTCTACAACTCACAGCGCGTACATTCAGGAGTCATCCGTCACCACAGCCCATAAGACAGCGGCGGTTAACGAGATTGCTAACGCGATCAAACTTTACGACGCAACAGATATTGCGTCCCTGTCTACAGTCGTTGACACCTTAGTGACAGCCGCAGGTTCGGCAGCAGAAGACACAGACGCGTTTCAACAGCGCGTCGGCAAGGGTGTCTGGCAAATCACATATGGTTACGCCTCAGGAACAAACGCTGCTGCATTGACATCGGCTATTGCTGCCTCAGTAGTTATTGACTTAGTGTAATGGCAACCTACGGAGGATATCCACAGGCTGCTAAAAATCGCGCCAAAGCTGCCTTGAAACACAAGGAGGAGAAAGGCACGAGCTGTGGAACCAGCGTGGGCTGGACTAGAGCCAAGCAGTTGTCTTCAGGCCAAAAGCTTTCGGCATCGACGGTGAAGCGTACCTTCTCTTTTTTGTCACGAGCTAAGACTTATGATCAGGGAAAGTTCACTGACGCGAAAGGAAAAGACATTTGCGGATCAATCATGTACGCTGCCTGGGGTGGTGACAGCATGAAATCCTGGTGTGAAAAGACTATAAACAAAATAGAAAACCAATAATGGAAAACTTAGAAAAGAGATCACTGAACTCCGACTTTGAGATCCGCTCTGAAAAGAACGGGAACGTAGTCGTGGAGGGATATGCCGCTCGATTTGAAGACGAGACTGTTATTGGCGGACGGTTTGCCGAGCGAATTGCACGTGGTGCTTTTGACGGTGCTGACATGACTAACACTGTCGCCCTGTTCAATCACGACTGGAATATGCCACTGGCCCGCGTGGGTCGCGGCTTGGAACTGGAAGTCGATGACAAGGGTCTCAAGTACCGATTCGAACTCGGAAGCCAGAGTTACGCGAAGGACCTAGCGGAGAACATCCGTATGGGCAACGTATCTACATCTAGCTTCGGATTCACAATCTCTGACGATTCGTGGGAGAGCCGAGAGGACGGTGTTAACCTTCGTGTAATCAACGAAGTGGAAACATTGTTTGATGTGTCGCCTACAACTCAGGGTGCTTACCCAACTACAGAGGTTGCTTTGCGATCGATGGAGGCTTTCCTCGACGAAGGTGTAGAAGCTGAACTTCGAAAACTCGAAGAAGAGGACGAGGAAGAGAAGGGCTACATGGACGAGGACGAAGAAGAGAAAGCAGAGACACGACCTCCTGGCGTTGATTCCGATTACGATGGCGTAAAGGATGAGGACGAAGAGGAAGAGAAGGAAGAAGAAGAAGAGGACGAGGAGATGCGATCCGAAGAGGAGGAAGAGGACGACGAGGAGCGCGAAGAAGAAGAGGAAGAGGACGAAGAAGAAGAGCGAGTAGATGAATTAGTAGATCCAGCAATTTTGCCGCATCCATATTCACAGGCGTTTAACACAGAAAAAAAGGAGCCAACCGAGGCTCGTAATAATAAATCAAACAAACAAAATTCCACTATGGGAAAAGAAAACAAGAAGAACGCTCCTGCGTTCGTCCAGGGCCTCGGCGATTCAGAGGCCCGCACTGCCAAGCAATTTAGCTTCGGCAAGATGGTAAAGGAAGCTGCTCAGGGCAAATTGACTGGCCTAGAAGCGGAGATGAACCAAGAGGCTCGTAACGAGTTCTCAAACGCAAAAGTAAACGTAGCGGGCGGCATCTGCATCCCTGCGTTTATTCAGCGTGCCGCTCTCGGAACCGGAGCTGTAGACAACAGCTCCGCAGGAGGGATTGATTCCGCTGCCTTTGGAGGTCAAATCGGAAAGGTTGACAACGGAATTGCAGAGGCGTTCAAGCCAAACGACATTGCAGCTCAAATGGGCATCCGTAACTTGGGCAACTTGACTGGTGATGTTGTGTTTCAGGTTCAGGGCGCTGCCGCTACTGCTGGTAAGCCCAACGAAGCCGCTGCTCAAGGCGTCAACAACACTACGTTCTCTTCTCGAACGTTGAACCCAACTCGCTACTCAGCTCACACACAGGTGACTGATCAGATGTTGGCGCAGTCTGCTGACGACATGGGCGCTTTCCTAGCGAAAGACATCCGTGACGCAGTAGCAAAGAAGTTTAACGCTGACATCATCGCTGCCATCTTGGGTACATCTACCACTGGTGTTTTGCTGAACCAAGCTGTTGCTGGCACTCTCGATGGATACAGCTCTAGCTCAATGAACCCTCTCGATTTGGAGGCCGCTTTGATGAGCCGCGATGTACCTCTGGAGAACGTGGTTGCTTTGGCTGGTCCAAGTGCCTACCGCACCTTGCGTGCTTTGAGCCATGACGCTGGTTCAGGTATGTTGTTCGCTGGAGAAGCTAAGAGCCCGAACGTAATGGGATACAATACGTTTGTCTCTTCTCAAATGGGGAACAGTGGTGACGATTTCTTCATGTTCGACAAAGAGCAAGTTGTAACAGGAACCTGGGGTGGATTAAACTTGATTATTGATCCTTACACTGACGCGGATCACGGAGTAACTCGAATCATCGCTAACGTCTACCGAGACGTAGAGATCTTGAACTACGCAGGATTCGACGGATTCACTGTCTAAGATATATCAATCGAATGAAAGGGGGGCGGCTGTTGCGGTCGTCCCCTTTTTTTAAACCAAAGAAATGAAAACAATCGTCACCCAGAATTACTACGCAGAAGACCTAGTTCCTTTGTCCATTGTTCGTGGCCACTTGCGTTATGAGCAAGGGGAGGCTGACGATTTGATCAACTCATACCTCGAAGCATCGATGGACTACATGCTCACGACGACCAATCGTGTGTTCTGTTCTAGTACACCCGCTTTGCACGAGGACTCGACCTACGCCCTCCAGTCAGGAGACGCCGCCAAGCTGTCAACCGTGACGGTATATATGGATCGCTTTGACGCAAACGAATTCCAAACACTTCGTAACGTCACAGGATCGTATACCGTAGACGATATCGACTACCTGGACACGTCAGGAAACTACGTGGCCTACACAGACGCTAAGGCAAAGGTTAGAAATACAGGGTACCCAATCCAGATTGACTTCACAGGAGCAGAGGCTCCCGACGATATCAACGAGGACCAGGACTACGACCTGTATAAGATTACTCTATCGGGAGG